AAGAACATCTCAACACGTTGGACAGTAGCTACATCACTGAGTTTAGTGGGCGCGTTCAGAGTGAATTGGCTTCCGCCGAAAACGCTCTAAAGAACGCTATGGAAATTGGCGACACACAGGGCGTTGTAGAAGCTAACCGTAGGATCACGGCGCTGGCTATTCAGGCAGACCGTGCCGCTCAGGCCCGGCGTGATTCTCAGATTCAAAAGCAGCATGCGGAACTTCAGCGTCAGCAGATGGTACAGGCCCGACAGCAGCCCGCCGCACCACGGCGGCCCGACCCTAAAGCTGAAGCTTGGGCGTCGGAGCGGGAATGGTTTGGTTCAGACGAAACCATGACCTATGCGGCTTTTGGTATTCACAAACAACTCATAGAAGATGAGGGAATTGACCCATCTAGTGATGAATACTATAGTGAACTAGATAAACGCATGGCGGAAGCTTTTCCCCATAAGTTTAAAAACGGACCAAAAGGCAAGCGACCCGCTCAGACGGTTGCCTCAGTTAACAGGTCTGCATCATCTGGGCGTGGTAAGAAGCAGGTTAGACTCACCTCTAACCAAGTCACTATGGCTAAAAAGTTAGGTGTGCCGCTAGAAGAATACGCGAAATACGTGAAGGAGTAAGGATATGAGCGAAGAACAGACTAACGACGGTGATTCGGTTAACCGCACTTCTCGCGCCAACAAAACTCGGAGTTCTCAGGTTAGGCGTAAACCTTGGGCTCCACCCTCAATGCTTGATGCACCCCCCGCACCTGACGGGTTTAAACATCGTTGGATTAGGGCTGAGACGCGTGGTTTTGACGACCGCAAGAACATCAGCGCTAAACTGCGCGAAGGCTGGGAACTGGTTCGACAGGACGAGTATCCGGATTTTGAAGCTCCCGTTATCGAAAACGGTAAATACGAAGGGGTCTTTGGCGTTGGAGGTTTGATTCTTGCACGGATTCCCGTGGAGACCATTGCAGAGCGGACGGCATATTTCCAGCAACGGAGTGCTGACCAGATGCAAGCAGTGGACCACGATATGATGCGCGAGAATGCACATTCAACAATGACGATCAATCGACCTGATCGTCAATCTCGTGTAACCTTTGGTGGCTCCCGAAAATAGGGTCCACCTCCTTTAGGAGTGATCCACAATGGCAAACCAAGAGACTGCCTACGGTCTTCGTCCTATCGGTCTAGTCGGCTCCGGCGCGAACTCGACGGGTCTTACGACCTATGAGATTGCGTCCGATAACACCAACGCCATTTACAATGGTGGCATTGTCGTTCCTCTGGCCGCGGGCGTAATTGATTACGCTGGCGCGACGAGTGGCGGCACGACTCAGGCGCTTGGCGTTCTGATGGGTGTTGAGTACGTAGACTCGGTGACGAAGAAAACTACTTTCCTTAACTACTGGCCCGGTTCCGGCTCGGTTAGCGTTGACACGAATCATCCTGTCAAGGCTCTCGTTGCCGACAACCCGAACCAGTTGTTCAAGGTTGCGAGCGATGCGTCGCTTACGAACCGTGCCACTGCTGTGGCCGCGATTTTTGCAAACGCGTCTCTCGGCACTTCGGCTCGTTCCGGTTCTACCGACACGGGTCGTTCTTCGTCTGCGCTCAGCGTTAGTTCGATCAACACGACGGCTACTCTCCCGCTTCGTATCGTTGGCATCATGGATGATGAAGCCAATAGCGACTACACAGCGGCAGGTATCCCTCTGATCGTGCGCCTGAACGCTCATTTCAACGCTGGAACCCGCAGGTTTGATTCTCAGACCACCGCGGATTCTACGGGCATTTAAGGAGGGCTAATAAATGGCTATTTCAAGAGCCCAACTGGCTAAAGAGCTTGAGCCCGGCCTTAATGCTCTTTTTGGTCTTGAGTACGACCGCTACGAACAGGAGCATTCTGAAATCTTCGAGGAAGAGTCTTCGGACCGGGCCTTTGAAGAAGAGGTGATGCTCGGCGGCTTCTCGACTGCTCCCGTGAAAAACGAGGGCGGCGCAATCACGTTCGATGACGCGCAGGAAACGTATACTGCTCGTTACACGCACGAGACGATTGCTCTGGCCTTTTCGATCACGGAAGAGGCTATCGAAGACAACCTTTATGACCGGCTTGCGAGCCGTTACACGAAGGCTCTGGCTCGTTCGATGGCTCAGACCAAGCAGATCAAGGCTGCGGCTATCCTTAACAACGCTTTCAACACCACGTACGCGATTGGTGACGGCGCAGCCCTGTGCTCGTCCGCTCATCCGTCGCTGTCGGGCAACCAGCGTAACCAGCTTGCTGTTGCAGCGGACCTCAATGAGACGTCGCTGGAGCAGATGCTGATCGACATTGCTGGCCTGACCGACGAGCGTGGCCTGAAGATTGCGGTCCGCGGACAGAAGCTCATCATTCCGAAAGAGCTTCAGTTCGTTGCGGAGCGTGTCATTAACAGCAACCTGCGTAGCGGGACGGCTGACAATGACATCAACGCGGTCCGTTCGATGGGCATGCTTCCGGAAGGTGCGGTGGTTAACCACTTCCTCACCGACACGGACGCGTTCTTCATCAAAACGGACGCGCCGAACGGCTTTAAATACTTTAACCGTTCGCCGCTGAAGACCGCCATGGAAGGCGACTTCGACACGGGTAACATGCGCTTCAAGGCGCGTGAGCGTTACTCGTTCGGTGTCTCCGACTGGCGTTGTGTCTTCGGAACCGCTGGTGCTGCGTAAGCAGTCGCTCATAGCGATTGAGAAGGACGGCCTTGTGCCGTCCTTCTTTTTTGCGTAATATATCGGAGTTACCTGACGGTCATTTAAACGACCGACCCTAGCCTCGACAGGAGACACACATGGCTAATACGACTTTTAACGGTCCCGTCCGTTCCGAAAACGGTTTCAAAGACATCACCAAGAACGCCTCAACGGGCGCGGTGACCACCAACATTTCTATTACGCATGACGGCACGAACAGTGTGGTGATCATCAGCGATCTCCCGACTTCCGACCCCTCTGTTGCAGGTCAGTTGTGGAGCAACAGCGGCGTTGTAACCGTCTCTGCTGGTTAATAGGGAGCCATCTTATGGCAAGTTCTGACGTAAAAGCATCGCGTTTGACGGGCACTGGGTCTGCTGGTGTGGGTCCTGCGCGTATCCGTCAGATACAGGTCCTGACCACTACAGGGACGCCCCGGTTGACAATTACTGATGGCAATGGCGGCGCTACCGTTCTTGATCTGGATTTTCTTGCATCTGACTCACACTCGGTCAACATCCCCGCGGACGGCATTAGGGTTAGCGATATATACGTCTCTAGCGCAACAGCCATAACCGCGTTGACCGTGTTTTATTGTTGATCCGTGGGAACGTGGACGGTGCCCGATTTTAACTCCCGGGGTGGTGTTATGTCGGGCACCTATCACGTTGTTGTTGAGGACTCGGATACTCCAGATATTTTTGTAAAATTTAGCGGCTTTTCCAGTCCTGAAGAAGCCTCGGATTTTATCTACTGGTTAAACGAAGTTCTCTCGGACTCCGAAGATAAGGTAATCCACTGATGGCTCGTGAAGTTAGCTCAATTACCCGCGTAGGCACTAGCGAACCGTTTGAGCTTCAGGTTTCTCGCAACCAAATATCCTTCCACAAAACTATTTTTAAGTTTGGCTACAACGCTGCTGTTGGGTCTTCTAAGGAAACCATTTGGGAACAGGGTGGTTTGTACGCTTATCCCGCATCGGCCACAGTAATGACTGTGTCAAGCAGTTCAGCTAATGACACTGCCGCAGGCACGGGTGCGCGAACAGTGGAAATTTATGGTCTAGACGCTGATTACAACGAGATAAGCGAAATTGTTACGTTAAACGGGCAAACTGCTGTTAACACCACAAAGTCTTACCTCCGTATAAATCGCGGCGTTGTCCGAAGTGCAGGCAGCGGTGGCGCAAATGCTGGCACAATTTACGCAGGAACAGGCACCGTGACTTCTGGTGTTCCCGCTAATGTCTACCTTAGCATTAACGGTGATGGTGACAACCAAACACTGATGAGTCTTTGGACAGTTCCCGCAGGGTACACTGCTTTTCTTACAAAGATGACTTTATCTACCGGAACATCTACCAACACCAAAGCTGTCTTGAACGCTAGTCTTGTTGCTAGGCCATATGGAGAAGTCTTTCAGATAAAGGAAAGATTTACGCTGACAGATGGTACCCACGAACAGTTCTACACTTTCCCGTTAAGCTTCGCGGAAAAAACAGATTTAGAAATGAGGGCATTTTCTTCTTCGGGGTCTGTGGACTTTAATGTCTCCGCGGCAATGGAGTTTATCTACATTCAGAGCGGTAGCGGACTGTAATGGCCGCCGCTAAAGGCAAGATGCCTCCCCGGAATAAAAAGAACTTCCGTTCTACAAAATCCGGCGCAGGTATGACCAAGAAGGGTGTTGCCGCTTATCGAAAGCTAAATCCGGGATCAAAGTTAAAGACCGCAGTCACAGGTGAGGTAAAAAAGGGGTCTACGGCGGCTAAGCGCCGCAAAAGCTATTGCGCTAGGTCCGCGGGACAGATGAAGAAGTTCCCGGAAGCCGCCAAAAACCCGAACAGCCGCCTTCGGCAGGCGCGTAAACGGTGGAAATGTTAATGGATAAGGCTGTTTTAAGTGTTCTTCTTGCGGCTGTTCTAACTGCTCTTTTGAGCTTGCTCGGTTGGCAAGCGTCTACTTTAATAGACGTTGACAAGCGGACCGAGAGAACGGCTCTCAAGGTTGACGAAAATTATCGTATGATAAAACCCATGTGGGAACAGTTTATTCAATCTCGTAATGTTGTGAGGGCTGATGGCAAAAGTTCGGACAAGCCCCAAACCCGGTAAACCCCAGCTCACTTATTTTCGTAAAGGTGGATCGGTTTCACCCAAGAGTCGGGGTAGTAAGATATGCCCGGCTGGTAAAGCTTGGGCAAAACGTACGTTTGACACGTATCCGTCAGCTTATGCAAACTTAGCGGCTTCAAAATACTGCAAGGACCCTAACTACGCGAAAGCCTCGAAGAAGAGAAAGAAGTCGTAATCATGGGAAAGTTACAGGAGTGGGTTGATGAAAAGTGGGTCAGAATTGATAGCAGCGGTAATATCGCGGGCGAGTGCGGGACTTCAAAGAATAAAAAGAACCCTGACCGATGCTTACCAAGAGCTAAAGCAGCGTCTTTGTCAAAGTCTCAACGTGCCGCTACGGCTCGTAAGAAAAAGCAGGGAGGTTCTCGCGGCAGGACTGTTGTGGCTAATACAGAAGCTGCAAAAGTTACACGAGCGGCTGCGGGAGGAGTAGTTGTCGGAGCCCCCTACCGTAAGCTTAACAAGGGGTGTGGTGCGGTGATGTCGAACCGCCGTAAAAGAACGCTTTATACCTGACATGCTTGAGCAACAGATAAAACAAGAACTCAGGGCGTGGTCTAAGCATGCCCTAGAGAGTCCCTCCCCTTTCTTTAACAACCTGCCCGCATGTCCTTACGCTAAGAAGGCTTGGGAGGAGGATAAGGTGGGGTTTGTCTTCAAGACGGAAGACGACAACCTGTGCCTTTATCAGACAATCGCTGGCTTTGATGACCGCTTCGAGGTCATTATGGTGGTTGATCTATCTTATAAGAAAGACCCGGAAGACTTCGAGGATTTCATACACGCCCTTAACGAAGCCATCTCAGAGGGTATCGTAGGCCAACGGGACGTTTGGGTTATGGGTTTTCATCCCGATGACGACGCAGACGACTTGTTGGGCGACGGAACTTTTTCTCCTCTAGTAGATGAAAAGTATGCTATCATTTTTGTGCAGAGACTTAAATCGCTACACGAAAAGTCAAAAACCCTTAAAGCTATGGGGTATTACGACCGAAGCTTCGAAGTTTTTGAAAACACCGACCTCTATGCTCATAGAGAAGAATTGTACAGGAGACTGACAAATGGCGATGAAACCCCGTAAAGCAAAGAAGCCCGTCAAGAAGATGCGCGGTGGCATGGTTAAGAAGATGCGTGGCGGCGGCATGGTTAAGAAGATGCGTGGCGGCGGCATGGTTAAAAAAGGGAAGTGATTAAGTGGCGTTTTCTTCCAGCAAGAACTTCGAGCTTGATGTAAACGAGCATATCGAAGAAGCGTTTGAGCGCTGCGGGCTTGAGGCTCGCACGGGCTACGACCTTCGCACGGCGAAGCGGTCGCTGAACCTGCTTCTTGCTGAGTGGGCTAATCGCGGCATAAATCGTTGGACCATAAACCAGAAAACGGTGGCGCTGGCGAGTGGTGTTGCGGACTACCCGGTCGGTACAGTAACAATGACTGTTAACTCTACGACGGGTTTTCAGGATGGCGAATTGATAACGGGCGGCACGAGCGCCGCGACGGCGTATGTAACCAACGTCAATTCTGCTACGGTTCTCGCGATTACCGTGCCGGACGGTACCTTTGCGGCTAGTGAGACCATCACCGGAGGAACGTCGGGGTCTACTGCAACAATGTCGTCTGCGGTATC